AACATAATAATGTCCGAATGTTTTATAATTATTTAAATCCGAATTTTCTGGTAATGGTATATAATTATAAGTTAAATTCAAATTAATATTGCTACTACCATCAACAGAAGTAGAACCTGTCATAACTCCACTAGTATTAAAAGTCCTAGTTGTTCCCCACTTAGCCGTAGTAATATTAGCACTACCATCAAAAGAAGTTCCATTAATAGTGCGCGCAGTAGATAACTTATCCGCTGTTTCTGAATGATGAACTGTTGGAGAACCGTCAGCAAAACTAACATCTCCATTAGTAGAATCCTCTACAATACCAGCAGTAGTTCCATTTGCTCTATTGATTGAGGTAGATAAATCATAAAGATAATACCAGCCTGCCGCACTTCCAAGAGAGCCATCAGTATAGTAATACAGCAAATCTCTTCTCTTATCACTTGGCAATAAAGTTACCGCAACTGTTACCGCGTCCCACATTTTTGGGCTTGGATAAGTGGCTGTAATTTTCGCTTTCGCGGCGGTATCTATAACGCTCTGAGCAGGCCATTCTGCTCCAGTTACATCAATAGAAAGTCCAGATAAATAGTTGTATTTGGGAATGTTGTCAATTTGAGACTGAATATTTCCTTTTATATTCTTTAAAGACTGGATTTCGCTTGTAGTTACGTCAGTAGTAACAATATTGCCAACATTATCAGTAACTACTGCTAAATTTTTATTGGTTACTGTTATACCGTCCGAACCATATTTGGCATTGTTAATATTACCTTTAACTATTAAATCTCCCTTTTTATCAGGAGTCCCTTCAACAGTAACATCACCATATACTGGCCCGCCATTCTTACTATAGTAATTATTCTTTACGTAATCAATATTAGTAATCTGTGTTCCAGTTACTTCATCTGGCATTGGAGTTGTCGGAATGCCAGTTAAATGAGGACTATCAATAGGTGCGAACTTGCCGTCCGTTTCGTCAGAATCATAGTAATAAGTTTCAATAAATTCTACGTTTGGAATTCTTTTCTTATTAGTTACGTTCTTTGGAAGAGTTTCATTTAAAACTAAATTGCCACTAGCTTCTCCATCAACAGAATGAATGTAATTTCCGTCTGCTTCGGTTTTATTATAATAGTTTTCCTCTACAAACTCACCTGTCGCAATCTGGCTAGTTCCTAATTTTGTTGCTTTTGGAGCAGTAGGAACACCAACAAGAGGGGCGCTATCAAGAGGTGCGTAGTCTCTGTGTATGTATTCAGCATTAACAAGCCGCTTATCGTTAGCTTCTTTATCAGAAATTGTTTGTGCTTTTGGTTCCCAATCAAGTTTTATAGTAAAATCTCTCAAATCAAGAACTGGATTATCTCCGTTCACATAAACCTTATCTTCTGAATCAGAATTTAATTTCAAAGAACCATCAGCTATTTCATCTTCTGGATAGCCTTTAATACTATGCGTAAAAAGAGTGGTATAACCCTTTAAAGTTAAATCACCAATCATTACGTCTCCACGTTTTCTAACTAAGTGATTAACTACATTATCAAATCTCATTTCTAAATCACATTGAGAAAAAATCATATCCTCTTCTGAGATTGTAGAAATTCCAACGGCAAAGAAATTTGTAATACTATCAAAAGTATATATTCTTCGCGGCCCTCCAGACGCTCTCTCTGATGGAGCATTTATATCAAAAACAACAGGAGAATCTAATTTATATATAACATCTATTGGATTTGAATATAAGAATCCTTGTAAACCATTCTCATATTCTTGATTTGTTTGACCAGGGTTTCTTTGAAGATGGTCATAATTTATTCTTATATAAACTTTACCATCATGGAAAGCTATACATTCAGTATCACTTACCGCAAAATCATCAATACTTTTTGCTGAAAGAACATTTGAATCTCCATAAATAAGTGAATTATCAACCCAAGAAGTTTGTCCAAATGATAATTCAAACGGAACAGTCGAGTTTCTAAAACCACTTCCAACAGCAGAAACTTTCCATCCATCTTCATAAGTTAGAGTGTCTCTCTTTATATTGTGGCATATTAATGATTTGTTAAAATCGCAATAATCACTAGCTACCAAGTCAAGTGAATATAATGGAGTATCCATCTCCAAAGAAAAGTGTTCATATTGATTATCATAATAAACTACTTCACCCGATAACCAATAATTATTAAATTCTTCTAAATTTATTTCTCTTTTATCCGTAAACTGTAATTCCACAGCAACATATTCAACATTGTTTGGAATAGTTATTTTAGAATCATGCGGTAAAAGACTTGTTGAAAAAACTCCATCTGGTTCATTTAAACGATTTACAGAAACTACTTTTAAATTAAAAATTCTCCATTCGTCTTCAAAAGTGTAAGTTTCTCCTTTGTTTACCTTCGCAGGTTTCAGAGTTCTAACAACGGTATTGTCTTCTTTATTACCAAAAGAACCAATATCTATTTCTCTAGTCGTTAATAAATCTCTACCAATAGCAAAAAGATTTATGATGTCTATACCAGATAAAGTAGATTTATTCTCAAAACTTTTTACCAATACTGGATTTTCTAATCTATGAATTGTTTCCCCATAAACAAGACAATCCAATACATCGGTTTCAATCCCATAGTCTTTATAAATAAATTTACCTGTTTTTACGATTGGCGCGCCTAGCAATGACTCAGAGGCATTATCTGGAACTCCAACTGCGTTATCAACATAATCGAATATATCTGTCGCTTTCCCATGTGTATCGTAAATAGATTGTAACATATCCCCGCTTACGCCAGTTACAGATACCCACTCTCCATTTACCCTAACATAAATCTTTCCGTCTGTTGGAGCCTCAAATACGTAATCGTCTGGATAGATTCTATACCAATTTCCATTACGACGTGCCCATGTCCAATTCCTTGTATTTTCGTCGTTAGGTGCATCTTCTACATAGCCGTAAAATAAATCTGATTTTTTTACCTTTTGTGTTTCTGATGCGCCTTGAACGTCAACAGGAAGAAAATCATTATCCCCGACAGAGTAAGTCTGACCTAATTGATTTATTCGTTTGTAGGTTGCCAATAAACTCACCCCTTTTCTTTCTAATCTAAAAAAAGAGTAGTAAAACTTATTTACTACTCTATAAACTTATTCTCCTATTTTGTTAATAATATTTTCTAAATCTTTTATAGCTACTTTTATATAACCTTCTCTATAATAGAATCCATTTTCAAAAATTGAATCTATAATATTATAAATAGGTGAACTACCATTGATTTTAAAATTTTGCCCTTCGCAGAAAATTCCTGTAATTCTATGAGCATAAGGCAATGGCATTTCTTTATAAGATTTAAGTTCTTTTTCTTTTTTAAGACTAAGAAATCTTCTTTCTTCCTCTAAATACCATTTAGCTTTTTCTAAATCTTCAACTAAAGTATCAGAATTCTTTTTCCCAGCTCTACAAATATATTTAACGGCATTTCCAAGACAAAAATCTAAATCAAATACTTCTATAAAATCTATAACTTCAAAATGACTGGAATTATAATGAGATGGATGATTTATATTCTCAATTTTCATTTTCTTCCTCCTAATATAATAATAATATAAATTATTTTAAAAGTCAAATTTATATTATGACTTAATTTTTTAAATTGGATAATTCTCTTTCTTTTATCTTTCTTTGGAGTGCAGAGGGGTTTCTTTCTTTTTCTTTCTCTTGTACTCCACTCACTTAGATATCCTGTCTGCGATTGTACTTGCCACATAGCTTTCATCTTTTATCTTCGCTACAAAGCCCTCTGCCGTAATCCAACCTAAAATACTTTGAATTAAATCCTTAGTTTTTCCTTCTCGTCCAATATCAACATGGATTTCCACATCCGCGCGGATACCTTCCTCATGGAAATACTCGTTTAATTCCCGCGCAATTTCAAGGCTTTTTTCTGTTTCAGTAAAAATCTTTGTATTAAGATTCTTTATTTTTGGTAGTAAATCAATATGGTAAAAAAATACTCCACCATGACCTTCATTAATAAGGCAAATTACAACTACCATTTTAGTTTTATATGTATTTTGAGAATCGGTTCCAACAATAACTTTATAATTACCTTTCTCTTGTAAAATTGACTTTTTTAAATAATTAAAAACTTGCTCTTTTTCAAGAGTGCCATAAGTAGGACTTTTAAATTTCATAATTATCTTCCTTTACATAAGTTTTTCTCTTTCATTAACAGCTAATTCATCAACTAATTCATTATAATAGTTACCTGAATGTCCTTTAACTTTTGAAATTGTAATTTGAGGATTTTTAAAATAAGGAATTAGTTTTTCCCATAAATCTCGATTAGCTACAGGTTCCTTTTTACTATTCCTCCATCCATTTCGTTCCCAAGAACAGTACCATTTATTAAGATAACAATTACATAAATAAGCACTATCGGTATATAAAATAACTTCATCACCAAAAGAAAGCTTGGGAATCATACTTAATCCCTCAATAGCTCCAGTAAGTTCCATTCTTTGGTTTGTAGTAGGCATCTCGCCTCCACTTCTAATCTCATATTCTTGATTAGCTTCGTTTTTAATGAGTATTGCGGTCCAACCACCTTTCGCATTCGCTCGCCCATTATTGCTAGTGGCTCCATCAGTATAAATATAATACTTCATTTTATTCACCTTTCTTCTAAACTTCCTTTTATTAAATTTCTTATCTATTCTAATAGAATTTAACCTTGCTCTTTGGCAATAATATTTTCTAGCAAACTTATCTTCACGAGTTACTTTCTTATGGTAATTATTTTTTCATATAAATTAACTCCTTTACGATTATATTATACCACAAAATCGTAAAGGAGTCAACTTCTTATCTAATTCAATTTTCCATTCATACCAGCTAAAGTAATGTGCATATCTGTTAATTTATCACTACAATCGCCTAATTTTCTTGATACATCTTTTTCTGAATCAACGGCTTCATCAACTTTTGAATTTAATAACTCTAGCATTGCTTGCGTGCTTTTTAACGCGGCAGTATTGTTTTCGATAACTTTATTTGAGTTGTCTAGACTCTTTTCATACTGGCTGGTTATTTTAGAAATCTCCGCTGTTTGCCTTGAGTTATCTCTAATTAAATCCTCAAATGCTTTATAGCGAGATGGCGCGACCTTCCAAAAATAGTAAACAAAGAAAATAATTAATCCAATACACATTATTAAATATAATGGTGTACCAACTAATTTGTCAACTATGTTGAAAAATCCTTCAACATCCTTCATAGAGTCACCTCCCTCTAAAGGATAAGTAAATTTATTTTATGATTCGTCTATCTTTTTGTTTTGCTTGACTTTTTGTTAATCTTATGGTATAATAAATATAGAAAAATGAAAAGAGGTATTTGAATGGAAAATTTATTTGAATTATCACCAGAGAAATACTGGGATTTCCCATCATCATATTCAAAAGAAAGAAAAGAAAGTGAAATTTTAACTAGGATTGCTAGTGATGATTATATTGCCTCATTAAAAAAAGATGGCCATTATAATCGAACTGTTATCGCAAATGGAAGAATTGCAATGCAAAGTAGAACTATATCAAAAGTGACTGGAGAATATGCTGATAAAACAGCCCATGTGCCACATATTGTAGATAGTTTGAAAAAACTTCCGGAAGGCACTGTGATAATTGGAGAACTTTATCAGCATGGGAAAACTAGCAGTGATATGACTTCCGTTCTACAATGTCTCCCAGAAAAAAGTGTTAAACGACAAAAAGGAGAATATGGATTTGTTTACTATTATATTCACGATTGTTGGTATTATAATGGACAAAATCTAATGGATGAACCATATTCAAAAAGAATTGAATACGTTCAGAAAATTTTCAATAATTTTATGAAAGATAATCTTTATATCGAAGTAGCAGAATACGCGAAAACACCAGAAGAAATTACAAATCTTCTTAATTATGCAAGAGAGAATGGGGAAGAAGGTATTGTAATGGTTAGAAAAGATGCGATTGTAAGTCCTGGAAAACGAACGGCTTGGAAAACAATTAAAGTTAAAAAAGAATTAGAGAAAGAAGTAGATTGCTTCTTAACTGGGCATTATAAAACTCCAACTAGACTTTATACTGGAAAAGAGCTTAGGAGTTGGATTTATTGGGAAGATTTAAAAACAGGAAGTCTTGTATCTGGTAAATTATTTGAAGATTATGAAGCCGGGAGACCAATAGAACCAGTTACAAAACCATATTATTTCGGGTGGGCAGGTTCTCTCGAACTTGGAATTCTCCACAATGGCAAAGTTGAAGAATTGGGATATGTTTCTGGCGTTAATGATGAAATTAAACAAGCTATTGTTGAAGAGCCTAACAAGTATTCTATGCGTCCTTGTAAAGTCACAGCAATGGAGTTTACAGATGATAAAAAGTTGCGCCACCCTCGTTTCGTTGAATTTAGAGATGATTTGAATATTGAAGATTGTAATTGGGAGAAAATTTTTGGAGAAGAATAATTATGTCAAAAGCTATCACTTGGGGAAAATTTAAAGAACTATTTAAAAATTGTTCTGATGATACAATTATGAATTTCTCATTCCTCACGTCTTTTGAAGATATAAGAAAATGGTTTGAAGATGAAGTCAATAAAGAAAAAACAGAGTATTTTAAAAGAGGATATCAGTCTTGTATTGATGATGAAATAAAGACAAAATATGGTTTTGAAAAAGAAGATTGTTGTTTAAATTGTCAATATCATTTTTATTATGGTGAATGTTCATTAGAACCTGTAAAAAATAGTAAAATGAAAATTGGGACAATTTGTCCTTTGTTTTCTAAATAAAAAATAGCCATTTCCTTAAACGGGAATGGCTATACTTTTACTTTAATTTTGGAGAGATTTCTCCAAAAGGAGGACGTTTTATTTGAAGCTGGTTGATACAAACGTGTTATTAGACTATCCTAGGATTGTGGAAAATTATGATGATATTGTTCTTCATATTTCAGTTTTAAAAGAATTAGATAACTTGAAGAATAAAAATCAAGAGATAGGAAAGAAAGCGCGCAAAGCATCTAATTTAATCTTTAATAACAAGAATAAAATTACTTTTAATAAAGATGTAATTAAAGATGATTATGTAGATGATATTCTTATTTATTTAGCAAAGAAAAATAGATACATAATCGTTTCAAATGATATTAATATGTTAATCAAATGTGAATTTGAAAACATTGAAAGTATGACATATTCTTATCCAGATGATAACTATACTGGAATTACACGACTAAAAATTGGTATTAATGATGAAGATATTGCGAAAATTTACGAAGGAGCGCCAACTAATTTAAAACTTTGCGAAAATGAATATGTATTTATCTATAATGAAAATACGGTAGATGAATTTAAAAACAAACAAGGCAAGTTAATACAGTGTCCTTATTGTTCTATTGAACAAACGTCTTACAATGAAAAAGTAAAACCTAGGAATCCAGAACAAAGAGCTTTAATTACGACTCTTTTAGATAAAGATAATACAATAGTATTCGCAACCGGTAATTACGGAACTGGGAAATCATATTTACTCTATTCTTTTGCTCTTCACGAATTATCAAAAGGGTCAATAGATAAAATTGTAATAGTTCCAAATAATGCTCAGAATGAAAACACTAGAGAACTTGGAACTTTACCAGGGGATATGTTTTCTAAAGAGTTGGTTTATATGGGCCAAATAGTTGATATTCTTGGCGATTCAATAGAGGTTGAAAGACTTTATAATGACGGTTTGATTGAAATAATGCCAATTGCCGTAGCTAGAGGCCGCAACTTAGAAAAAAGCATTGTTATAGTAAATGAAGCACAAAATTTAACTGAAGACCATATTAAGTTACTAATTGCCAGATGCGCCGCGGGGACAAGAATATTTTTTGATGGGGATAC